AGACCGATAACCTGTCCAAGGCGATGTCCCAGAACAAAGGGCGCGTCTTGGGTCTGAGCAGGACTCCCGGATACGTTGCCGGGAACAGGTTTGGCATCGTGGGGGAGGTTCCGATTCCGGCTCCACCACAGAACGGATGGAACGCGCTCGCTCACGCGGTCTACACGCAGACCGGAATTGACATCTACAACCGCCAGTAAAGGAACACCTCCATGGCAGAACTGCATTTTGACGCAACGAGCGTTGAACCAGACAATGGGATTGAAACCGTCCCGGCTGGCTGGTATAACGCCTCGATCGACGAGAGCTCCAACAAGCCGACGAAGGATGGCGTGAACTCTTACACGCAATTCCGGTTCAACATCCTTGATGGGCAATACAAGGGCCGGAAGCTGTTCGCACGCTTCAACCTGAAGCACACGAACGCACAGACGTCCGAGATTGCCCAGCGCCAGCTGTCGGCCTTGTGCCACGCGGCCCAGGTTCTGCAACTGTCGGACACGCAACAGCTTCACAACGTCCCGATGAAGGTGAAGGTGACGATCAAGAAGGACGAGGGTTACGAACCGTCTAACGAGATCCGCAGCTTCAAGAACATCAACGAGGTTGTTGACGGTTCGGCACCGGCGTCCACTGCGGTTGGCGCACCTCCGCCTCCGGCAGCGATGCTTCCGCCTGCTCAGCCCTGGGCTCAGCAGCAGGCATCCGCTCCGGTTGCAGCTCCGCCGGCCGCTCCGCCCCCTGTTGCTCCGCCTGCACCCGTTGCGCCGGCCCCGGCACCTTTCCCGCCGGCAGGTTGGACCGCCCACCCCTCCGCTCCCGGATACTACTATGCCGGACAAGAGGTTTTGGCGGAAGCAGACTTGCGGGCGAAGTTCGCTGCACCTATTGCTCCGACAGCACCCGAAGTTTCAACAGGCCAAGCTGGCACGGCTGGCGGTTGGCAACCGCCAGCCGGTCAGCAGCCTTGGGGGCAGCCGGGTGGCGCAGCGCCTGCAGCGGGGCCCGCAGCCTCGCCGGCAGCAACCGCGCCGCACCCCGCCCAAGGGTTCGCTCCCCCGTGGGCGCAGCCTGCAGGCTGACACTATCCAAGCGGTCCCGAAAGGGGCCGCTTGTTCAGCGGGTCCACTGCACTAGTGCCCTCCCCTCCCGGGAATGCTAGCCCCACTCCTCCCTCGCAGTGGGCCCACTCAACAAGCGGGGATTATGATGGGAACTATCACTGTTGCACTTGCGACAATCAGAGCAATTGACGCCCAAGTGGCAGCAGACGGTGGCGCATCCTTTCGCGGGTGGCTTGGTAAAGTTATCCCCCATATGGCTGACGCATACCGCACCGACGAGGAAGAACACCGCTCGCACTTAGGCGCTTCTATCCTTGGACAGGAATGCAGCCGTGCCATCTGGTATAACTTTCACTGGATAACAAAGGGCGCATTCGAAGGCCGGATGCTGCGCCTATTCAACCGGGGGCACCTGGAGGAAGCTCGTTTCCTTGCTATGCTTCTGATGATTGGTTGCCAGGTCTACCAACAGGATGAGAACGGGAAGCAGTTTCGAATTCACTTTGGGGACGGGCATGGGGGAGGCAGCGGTGACGGCATCGCTGTTGGCATTCCAGACTTGCCCGCCGGGTTGGCCACGCTGAGCGAGTTTAAGACCCACAGCGAGAAGTCTTTTATCGAGCTGGCAGGTCCCCTAAAGGACTGGAGAGCATACGTTGCTGGAACAGGAAAGTTCACGGGCAAGGGCGTCAAGGAAGCAAAGTTTGAACACTTCGTTCAGATGAACCTCTATATGTATAAGATGGGCCTAACCCATGCACTCTATATGGCGGTCAACAAGAACACCGACGACATCTATGCTGAGATTTTGACGGTTGACCCGCTGTTGGCACAGATGTATCTGAACAAGGGTGAAAAGATTATCTGGATGCAAACGCCCCCGGAAAAGATAAACCCGAGCCCAGGTTTCTGGAAGTGCCGTTTTTGTGACCACAGGCCTGTCTGCCACCTGTCCGCTGCACCTGATACCAATTGCCGAACGTGCCGCTTCGCAGACCCCGCACCTGGAGGGGTGTGGCAATGCAGCAACGATGTCTGCCCAGGTCCGATTGACAAAGTAACTCAGCTCAAGGGTTGCAGCCACTATGAGCGTTCGCGGGTTATCTGATGCAGATTATTGACAGAGACTATCAGGTTGAGGCTGTCAAGTCCTTGTGGGACTACTTCCGGGTGAACTCGGGAAACCCTGTTGTTGCTATGCCCACGGGCACGGGGAAGTCCATTGTGATTGCTCGGTTCCTGCAATCGGTCTACGCATACTATCCGAACCAGAAGGTGATGATCCTTACCCATGTCAAGGAGCTTATCCAGCAGAACTATGAGAAGCTGATGATGGTTTGGCAGTTCGCGCCCGCTGGTATCTATAGCGCGGGCTTGAACCAGAAGGTCCACAACCGTCAGATCACCTTCGCGGGCATTGCGTCCGTCGCAAAGAAACCATCGCTGTTCGGGCACATAGACCTTGTCCTAATTGACGAGGCGCATCTGGTAAGCCCCAGCGAAGCAACCATGTATCAGGCCTTCATAGGCGCCTTGCGTGCAATGAATCCCTTCCTAAAGGTGATCGGGTTGACTGCAACCCCTTGGCGCTTGGGGCATGGGCACATCACCGAACCTGTGGTTAACTCAAACGGATCGGAAACCCCAAGCATCTTCACCGACGTATGTTTCGACATCACCAGTGTGCTGCCATTCAACCGTCTGATCAGCGAAGGCTATCTTGTGCCGCTCGTGCCTAGGCGGACCGTTGTTAAATTAGATGTCGATAATGTTCATATGCGAGGCGGGGAATACATAGAAAGTGAACTCCAGCAAGCGGTCGACAAAGACGAAACAACCATGGCGGCGCTTCGAGAAGCGATGGAGCTTGGGCATGACCGTCGCAAGTGGCTGATCTTTGCATCCGGGACGGACCATGCTGACCACATTGCTGACATGCTGAACATGCTCGGGATTGAAACGGGTTGCGTCCATAGCAAACGGGAAGGACGCGACAGCGCCATTGCGGACTTCAAGGCGGGCAAGCTGCGAGCACTGGTGAACAATAACGTCCTGACAACCGGATTTGACGAACCGGAGATCGACATGATTGTGGTGCTGCGCCCAACTGCTTCCGCCGTGCTATGGGTGCAGATGCTTGGCAGAGGGACACGCCCGTTCTATGTCAATCCAATGATTGGGCACAACGGCGGGCCAACCTTTGACCTTAACACAACAGAAGGCCGCCTGGCGTGCATTGCAGCAAGCCCGAAGCAGAACTGCCTAGTGCTGGACTACGCTCAGAACACGAAGCGTCTTGGGCCAGTCAACGACCCTGTAATTCCGAAGCGTAAGGGTGAAAAAGGCGGGGAAGCACCTGTCAAAGAGTGTCCGGTCTGCCACTGCTACTGCCACACGAGCGTCCGCATCTGTGAGGGGTTGCTCAGCAGCGGTGACACCTGCGGGCATGAGTTTAAGTTCGAGAACAAGCTAAAAGACCAAGCGGGTTCCGACCAGCTTATCCGGGGTGACTTCCCTGTGATGGAAATCTTTGCGGTTGACCATGTGGTTGCGAAGAAGCATATCAAGATAGGCAGTCCCCCGATGGTTAAGCTGTCCTATTATTGCGGCCGGCGTATCTTTAGCGAATACGTCTGCCCCGAGCATGATAAATATGCCTTGCGGCGTGCTCAGCTATGGTGGAAAGAACGAAGCAGGGATCCCGTCCCAACATCGACAGATGTTCTACTTGGACTGCTTAAGACCTTGCCAGTTGCGACACACTTGCGGGTCTGGACGAATAAGCAGTATCCTGAGATTATGGCCACATGCCTGGACGGGACCGCATTCGGCGCAACTGAGCGCTCGGACTATGACGAAGGTCCAAGCATTGAACTAGAGATTGATCGTTCCCCGATTGCAGGTTATGTCGCAAGCCTTAAGGGGCCAACAGACTCCAGCTTACCGATTGTGAACGACTACCAAGTTATTGACGACGATGACATTCCGTTCTGAATTTAGCTGTTGCACTCTTGGCGGGGTTGTGCTAGGTTAGTTCAGTCACAAGGAGAACTGACATGCGAGTTATAAGCGTTAAGACTGAAATCGAGTTTAACCTTAGCTGGGCAGAACAGAACACAGCTCTGTTCACTGGTGCGATCAATGACATTGCAAAGGAATATTCTTACCTTGAATATAAACACAGTATTGATTTTTCCCGTAAGGGCTTTGTCACAATCACTTGCACCCGGAGGGCAGATGCGCGTCGCATTTGACATGACCCATTATAGGATCGTCGGACTGCACTGGTTCCAGGACATACTTCACAGCCTTGTCTACCTTGAATGTGGTAACGTGAAGGACGTTCTGTTTGCAGATACGGAAAGCCCTTACT